AAAATATTTTGTTAACGGGGTACAACAATGGACTGTTGCTATGGCCTCTGCCATGGGAAATAACACAAGTACCTGGTCTATTGGTACTAGAACTGGCAATTTAGCTCAATGCATGTTTAACGGTTATATAGATGATTTAAGAATTACACAAGGTGTTGCACGTTATACAGCTACCTTTACTCCACCAACATCGGCGTCTGTGACACGATAACCATAGCATAAATATACAAGAGAATCAATACATGGCACTTACAAAGTTACAACCGTTCAACATAGACACTACTGGTAGTTATGCCTTTGCCAACGTTACTGCAACAAACGCTAACTTAGGCAATGCAGTTACCGCTAATTTCTTCATCGGCAACGGTAGTTTGTTGACTGGGCTTACTTCATCTAGTTCAAATTACGCTAACTATACTGGTACTGTAGCATTTTCTGCACAGCCAAACATCACTTCGGTAGGTACATTAACTGGATTAACTAGTAATGGGGTAGTGGATCTAGCGAATACAAGCAACGTCTCCCTAGGTGCAGTCGGTAATTTACATATATCAGGTGGCACTAGTGGTTATTACTTGACTACTGATGGTTCGGGGAATCTAAGCTGGGCCACACAATTAGGATATGCAGCATCGTATATAAGTAATGGTACTAGTAACGTCAGTGCCCCTGCAGTAAACGGTAATTTTAATATTAGTATCGGTGGCGTTGCTAATGTAGTAGTAGTAGCGAGTAATGGAATGTCTGTTAAAGGCAATATTGATTTAGGCGCAAACTATATTAAAGGTAATGGATACTACTTAACAAATATTGATGCAGGAACTGCTAATACTGCTAATGCGTTAGCGGTGGGTAATAGTTCAATTACAATTTCACCTAACAGTAATATTTCACTAACGGTAGCCGGTACTGCTAACACAGCAGTATTCACTAGCACTGGTGCAAACATCAAAGGTTATGCAAACGTAACGGGTAACGTATCTGCTCCGTACTTCATTGGTAATGGTGCATTCTTAACTGGTGTTGATGTAACACCTAGCAACATGTCTAATGGCAATAGTAATGTAAGCATTGCTATTAGCGGAGGAAATGTAATTACATCAGTTAACGGTACTGCTAACGTACTGATTGTCGCTAAAACTGGCGCAAACATTTCAGGTTATGCAAACGTAACGGGTAACGTATCTGCTTCTTACTTCATCGGTAATGGTTCACTATTGACAGGTGTTGCTACTAACCCGGCTAATATTTCAAACGGTACGAGTAACATAAATATTCCATCATTGAATGGTAATGTTACAATAGGTGTCACTGGCAATGCCGATGTGATAACTATCACTGGAATCGGGATTAATGTTGCTGGTTATGCAAACGTAGCAGGTAACGTAAATGCATCATACGTTAAGGGCAATGGTTATTATTTAACTGGACTACAGATCACCACTGCAACTGTATCAAATGGTTCTAGTAACGTAAGTGTTGATGCCGTTAACGGCAATATTACTATGGGCGTTTCAGGCAATGCCAACGTAGTAACAGTGTCTGGAACAAGTATCATTGTTGCGGGCAATGCAAACATAAGCGGGCAGTATGTTTCAACAGTTGTAACCGGCACAGCGCCACTAGCAGTAACTTCAACTACTCAAGTAGCTAACTTGAATGCAGCTACTGCCGGCACAGTTATAACGGCAGCACAACCAAATATCACTAGTCACGGTACATTAACTGGTTTGACAAGTAACGGCGTTGTTAATTTTGCTAATACTAGTAATGTTACACTCGGTGACGCTGGCAATCTGCACATTGCAGGCGGCACAACCGGTTACGTACTACAAACAGATGGCTCAGGTACACTAAGTTGGGCAGCACCCGGTGGCGGCACAACTGGTGCTGCTATAAGTAACGGTACTGCTAACGTAAGGGCTTTCTTAAACGGCAATGTCACTGTATCTAGCGCAGGCAATGCCAATGTAATGACAGTTACTGGTTCGGCAGTAACCGTTGTAGGTAATGTAACTGCTAACTATTTTGTTGGTAATGGTGCATTCTTAACAGGTGTGGATGCAGCAAGTACTACTGTGAATGGTAATAGTAATGTAGCTATACCAACAGCAGGTGGCAGTGTAATTACATCAGTTAATGGTACTGCTAATGTGATGATTGTTACTAAGACTGGTGCAAATATTGCAGGTTATGCAAACATAACAGGTAACGTGACTGCCCCGTTCTTCATTGGTAATGGTGCAGCATTAACTGGTATTGCTCTCATGTCAAGTGGCACGAGTAACTTGATAGTTACTACAAATGGTAACATAAGTACCTCAGTTAACGGTAACGCTAATATAATAGTAGTCACTGGCACTGGCGCAAACGTTGCAGGACATGTTACTGCAACTAGCAATGTTAGTGGTAGTAATGTCAGCGCAACCGGGCAACTAATCTCAACATTAGCCTCAGGTACTGCCCCGTTATTAGTATTGAGTACAACTCAAGTAGCAAATCTCAACGCAGCAGTTGCCGGAGTCGTAACGACAAATGCTCAACCAAACATCACCTCAGTAGGCACATTAACTGGGATAACAAGTAACGGTGTTGTTAATTTAGCCAACACAAGTAATGTAACATTAGGTGCAGCTAGCAATTTACATATCGCTGGCGGAGCGAACGGACAAGTTCTAACAACATATGGTAACAACACGGTATACTGGGCTACTTCAGCAGCAGGCACTGGCGGTGGCGGCTCTAATATACTCAATGGTACTAGTAATGTAAGTATAGACCTTAGTGGTGGCAATGTAACTACCTCAGTGAATGGAAATGCAAACATATTTGTTGTTTCATCAACTGGGGTGAACGTTACAGGATACGCAAACATCACTGGTCCCGCCAACGTAGCAGGAAATTTATCACTAACCGGAAGTCGTAATGACTTAGGTTCATTAAGTAACTTAACTATTCCCGGTGGCTCGTCTGGATACGTGTTATCCACTAACGGTTCCGGAAATCTATCTTGGGTAGGTCAATCAGGCGGGGGCGGAGGCGCAACAGGTGCTATACAAGAATTTGTAGCTACTGAAGACCAGACAACATTCACTGTTCTAGGCGGGTATAATGTTGGGTCTGTGTTAGTATTCGTTAACGGTATTCAAATGAACAACAATGACTATGCTGCTTCAAACGGTGCTACTGTTGTATTAGTTGACGCTAGAAATGTAGGTGACATCGTTAGAATTATTTCTAGTATGGTTAGTCCAGCAATTAATATCAACTCTATTCAATCTTTTGCAATCGCAATGAGTATTGCAATGGGTATGTAACACGTAGATAAATATCTGATAAGGAAGAATTATGGCAAAAACGTTAGCAACATCGTACACATTTACACCAGGCGCAAGCAATGTAGGAACAATACAAATTCCAGGTAATGTGCGGTTGGAACAATTATTGGTAATTACCAATACGACTAGAAATACAATCATATATAACTTTGCAGATGCAAGTTATGCAGGCACAACAGTAGACGTTGTGCTTGAAAATTCTGAATCAATTCCAAATTTACTTCAGAGATCAGGTGGATATACTATTATCACCTTAGGTGCTAGTACAGTTGGACAACTAAGTACTGATTCTCTACAGATTTTTTATGAAGAAATTGAAAATGGCGTAACAGTCCGCCCGTGGTTTTTTGGTACTGACGCAATTGAGCGTATGCGTGTGTCAACCCCGCAGTCAATGATTGACGCTGACTTTGAATATGGCTTGCAACCTACTAAGTGGGCAGGCTACGGGTTGATGCGTGGCTACCCTTCTATCTATGAATACCCTGGCATTGATTTAACTGCTACTGCTATCACGACTGATTATACTACCACTAGCACAAGCAATAGTTTGATAAGAATTACTACTTCAGGTGCACATGGCCTTGTTGCGGGACAAGCTCTTAATATTACCGGACTGAATTCAGCAATTGCCGGCTTCAGTCGTGCTGACGGAAACTATATCGTATACGATGTTCCTACTACTACATCAATTCGTTATTTTGCTAATGGCGTAGTCGGTACAGTCACCGGCCAAAGTTTGTATACTGATTTTACGTTACTGAAGAAAGGTAACGTATATACCGGAGCTAGTTTAGCTGCTACTACTGCTACTAGTAGCGGAGCTAATCCATCAGTGATTACAGTAAATTTTAGTTCAAATCACGGTCTAGTTCCTAACTGCCCTATCTACTGTAGTATGACAGGTGGAACAAATCCTTTACTAGCTACTGGTCAGTTTGTTATTTCTAGTGTCCCCACACTAACTAGTATTGTGTTTACTGCAAGAACCGGCGGCATTGTAACTCCCGGTACTCCTACTATCTATGCGCTTTCAAATAGCTCAGTTGTTCATCGTCCGTTTGACGGTGGCGTACTGATTAGTTGTAAAACCCCTACATTTGGTGCAAGTACTGTACGTGTAAGTAAAAAATATTTTAGATATCAATCAGGTAAGGGTTTGTTATGGTCTACTGGTACAATATTTAGACCTAGTTATGATGTACAGTCAATAGGAGCAGATGGGACTATCATTGGTTCAATTATCACTTGCAAAACTGATGATGTGGATCATGGGTTACAAATAGGTGCAGAGATAACTCTTACTGGTGTAGCAACAAGCGGCTACAATGGTTCATATATTGTATCCAACATCATAGATGATTACACTTTCACATTTTTATCAACTAGCGTATTGGGTGCAGTTGAACCGGTACTAGATTTAGTATCCTCAATCAGTGTAACTAACTGGCACGGTGCAGTTGCACGTGCAGGATGCTTTGACGATCAAAATGGTATGTTCTGGGACTATACCGGTACAATACTATCAGTTGTCAGACGCAGAGCTACTCAACAGCTATCCGGAACACTATCAATTAATGCAAACTCTAATGTTGTAACTGGTAATAATACTAGATTCACTCAACAAGTCAAGGTTGGTGATAAAGTTGTCATTCGTGGCATGACACAGTATGTGACTCAAGTTTCAAGTAACACTTCAATGACTGTCACTCCTGACTACAGGGGCGTATCTAACGCATCAGGTGTCAAAGCCTCAGTAGTTCAAGAAACTCGTGTTAAGCAAAGTGATTTTAATATTGATAAGCTAGATGGTACCGGACCTAGTGGATACGTCATTAACCCTAGTAAAATGCAAATGATGGGACTGCAATATACATGGTACGGCGCAGGCTTTATTGACTTCATGTGTCGCGGCAGTGATGGTAATTGGGTCTATGCTCACCGCATGAAGAATAACAACGTTAACACTGAAGCGCACATGCGTACAGGTAACTTGCCAGTTCGTTATAGTATTGACAATGACGGAAGTCCTGCATTATGCTACTTAACCGCGGATGTCACTGACACTACAACAACACTGGCAATCAACGACACAACGTATTTCCCAAGTGCTGCTACAGTATACATTGATAATGAAATGATTAGCTATACCGGTAAAACAGCGACAACCTTCACCGGATGTACCCGTGCTGCTACATTGACACAGTGGGTATCTGGATCATTCAGAGAAGGTGCTGCAGGCGCGGCAGCTGCGCACACTGCGAATACCGGTGTTATCTTAGTATCTAATACATGTAGCCCAACACTAACTCACTGGGGTAGTGCTTTAATATGTGACGGTTTGTTTGATCAAGATCGTGGGTACATCTTTAACTATCAGCGTCCTGCAGTTTCAATTACTACAGTCGCAACAACTATGTTCTTGATTCGTCTAGCACCAAGCGTTAGCAACTCACAGATCGGTGATTTAGGAGCAAAAGATTTATTGAACAGAAGTCAGTTGTTACTTAATTCAGTGGGTATACAAACCTATAGTGGGGCATCAAGTCCCGGATCAGTTATTGTTGAAGGTATTTTAAATCCAAAGAACTTCAATAGTGCTACTTGGACATCATTGAACTTAGAAAGTCAAGGTGGTCAACCTAGTCTTGCGCAAGTTGCTACAAGCGTATCTTGGTCATCGGGTAGTTTTGCTATTCCAGGAGAACAGGTATTTGCGTTCTCAGCAACTCCCAATAATGATAGTAAACTTGACCTACTAGAACTAAAAGAATTAACAAATAGCCCATTCGGCGGAGTTGGCGCATATCCAAACGGTCCGGACATTTTAGCTATCAACGTTAGAATTGTTTCAGGAACAGCAATTGCAACCACGCTTCTACGCTGGGGCGAAGCACAGGCTTAATATAACAGGAAAAAACAATGAGTGTAGCTAGTCAATTATCTTTTGGAAATGCCGCGGTTTTAACTAGCGGTACTTTACCCGGTGATCGTGGTGTAACCGCAAGCGATGACTTGTCATCGTTTATCGCATATAACGGTAGCAACGTCGCCAATGGACAATTTAATAATAGTACTACTGATCCGGTTGATACTAGTAGATTAAACTATAACGGTAATCTTCATGCTACTAATTTAGTTGCGACTAGCGGCATCAGCGGCCCAGTTAAACCAAGAGTAGTAGTTATAACAGATGCAACATCTGTCACCATGAACGCTGATGTAACTGACATTGCATCACAGATTAATACGCAAGTCGCAGGTATATTAACTATCAATGCAGTAACCGGGTCATTCTTTGATGGGCAAAAAATTATATTCAGAATACAGTCTATTAACATTCAAGAATTTGCATGGAATATTATCTTTGCTGGATCTGCTGATTTAGCATTGCCAACCGTGTCTACAGGTAGTGATAAATATGACTATATGGGTTTCATATATAATAGTGCAACTAACAAATGGCATTTATTAGCTAAGAACTTTGGCTTTTAAACTTTAAGGAAATAGAATATGGCAGATATTATCAATCGCATCGGTGAACAAGTACAAGTGATCTTTGAAAAAGGTGAAGGAGCTCAACTTTACCGAGATGCAATATGGATGGCACAAACAGAATACGATGCAACATCTAGTGCATCTATTGATGCAATTAAGCAAGAAAGATATGACAGCTGGTTAGCTATTATTAATGCTATGCCAACTGAAGAAGTTCCCGTAACAGAAACTCCAATAGTATAACATATGGCAAATAAATACCGGTCAATGAAACAAGCGGGTCAGGGGTAAAGTATGGCAGTATCATTTGTTGCTGCCGGTGCTGTAGCCGGAGGAGTAAATCCTACAGTAGCAGTTCCTGCAGGATTTATTCAAGGAGACTTGCTTCTAATTACTGTCACTGGTTCAAGTACGGTTGCAACTCCGGCTGGTTGGACACAAACTCGCTCACAAGGTGGGCAAATGTATGTGGTCATTCTCTCTAAAATTGCAACTGGTACAGAAACAGCAGTAGCACTAACAAACTTAACCGGCGCTAACTCTATTGCAGTTATGCTTGCTTATCGTGGCGCAAGCGCAGTTGATGTAACTAGTGGTTATGTTTATAAACCAACTCTTTCTCTAGGCCCTATAACTACTTCTTCACAAACAACAAACACTTATGCCAATGAACTTCAAGTTAGTGTTTTTGCTGCTACCAACACAGGAGGCAACTGGACAGCGCCCGGTTCCCCTACTACAACTCGTGTCAATGCATCGTCCAATACAACTTCTAACGGTTTGTTAATTGTAGATGAGACTCAAGCAGCAGCAGGCCTTAGTACCATTAGATCCGCAACAATAGATGTTCTAACCCAGCTGACTGGTTTTACATTCTCCATCATACCCAGCGGCCGCTATTGGGTAGGCGGCACTGGAACATGGGATGCTACAACAACTAACTGGGCATTCTCATCAGGTGGTGCAAGTGGTGCTCCTGCCCCGAAGGTGTCTGATTCTGTAACATTTGATCAAGCTGGTACTTATACTGTCACTATGACAGGTGCTTTAACATGCTTTGGTATGACTGTTAGTGCCAGCGCACCCACATTTACATCCACAGGTACACTTACAAATTCTGGTTCTATGTCATTAGATGCGGGAACAGTTTGGAGTGCCACTGGTCTGCTAACATTCAACTCTACCACTTCGGGTAGAACAGTAACCGCTAACACAGTAGCAATTAGTAGTCCGATAACATTTAATGGAGTAGGCGGGGCATGGACTTTAGGTAGTGCATTAACTACTGGAGCAGCGGTCACCACCACATTAACGAATGGTAGCCTTTTATTAAATGGGTTTAATTTAACTACTGGTAGTTTCAGTTCCAATAACACAAACATTCGGGCAATTGCATGGGGTACAAATAGTATATATTTGACACACACTACTGCTGCGCAGACTGTATTGGATATGGCTGTTCTTACTAATTATAGTTCTACTGGATCACCGTCATTTGTTAGTGATGCATCAGTAACCAGAACTTATACGTTTGGAACTACAGGTGGCACATCAGCGAAGTCCCCTGACTTAGCATTAACTGGTAGTGGTACAGCAGTACAAACATTCACAGCAGGTAGTTGGTTTGGTTTATTGAATTTTGGTACTACTGCATTTAATCCGGGAACAACGGCATTAAACTTGGATGGATTAACATTATCAAGTGGTGGTACATTTACTACTTTAACGCCGACAATGGTAGGAACTGGTACTATTATTTCCAATGGCAAACCTCTACCGACATTAACTATTAATAGTATATCAGGTACTACAACATTAGGAGATGCACTCACAACAGTTAACACCGCTACTACTACATTGACAAGCGGCACTCTTGCATTAGCTAGTTTTACATTAACAACTGGTATATTCAGTTCGTCTAATACTACTATCCGTGCAATTGCATTTGATACAGGTAATATTGTATTAGCGCACCCTACTGCCGCTACTACAGTATTGAATATGGCAATTGTAACTAATCTTACAACAACCGCAACTACTGGTGGATTTGTCACTGCGGCATCAATCACCCGCACATTTACTTTTGGAACCACTAGCGGCACATCAATTAATGCACCTAACTTAGCTATTACTAGTGGTGCTGCAATACCTACTATCACAACTAACAGTTGGTTTAATACGTTAGACTTTACCGGTAGCACATGTACCCCTGCTGCAACTACAGTTAACGTGTCTACATTAACATTGGCATCAGGTGGTACATATACAGCTTTAATACCGTCGTTCACTAGAACACAGACGTGGACAAGTCAATTCAGTAAACAATTAGGAGGTATGGTATTTAACTTAAGTGGCGGAACACTAACTTTAGACGGCACCCCAACGTTTGTTCCTACTGCTGCATTCACCCTAACTGCTGGCACATTGAATTTAACTGGTGATTTAACTATTGGAACATTCAGTTCGACTAACACTAACACTCGTTCAATAACTTTCGGTACCAGTAGCATTATATTGTCAACTACTACTGCGGCAGCAACTAACCTGAACATGGCAACTGCTACTGGGTTTAGTTGTACAGGCACCGGTGGATTCAACGCAGCAGCAAATATAACAAGATCATTTACATTTGGTACTACAGGCGGCACATCAGCGAACGCTCCTAACTTAACATTTACTACTGGTACCGCAATACAAACTCTTACTACTGCTAGTTATTTTAATAAACTAGATTTTGGTACTACTGCATTCGTGCTCCCTGGCACTGGATTGAATGTCAACGATTTGGTACTATCAACTGGTGGAACATATACCAGTTTGACACCTACAATGGTTGGTAGTGGTACTATAGTTTCTAATGGTAAACCTATCAGTGGATTAGTTATCAATACTTTGAGTACGTTTTATCTACCAAGTAACTTGCCGTTTGGCGCAGCAACTTCTAGCATCAACTTGAATTCAGGTACATTCGATTTGAATGGTAGAGATTTAACTATAGGTTCATTTACTGCATCTAGTACCTTAGCCCGTTCAATTGCGTTTGGTACTAATAAAATTATATTAGCAACTACCGCGGCAGGAACAAACGTATTATCAGTAGCGAACGCTAGTAACTTCACTTACACCGGCACTGGACAGTTTGAAAGTGATGCCTCAGTAACACGATCATATATATTCGGCACTAGTGGTACTGCCCCTACTGCAGCCAACGCACCTAAGATAAAGCTAACTGGCACTGGCGCTGGTATAGCAACATTCTCAACTGGTAGTTGGTTTAACACTCTTGATTTTGGTACTACTGCATTCGCAGTTCCTACTACATCAGTGAACGTCAGCACTATTATCTTAAATACCGGCGGCACTTATACTGGTTTAACTATAGTAGGAATTGGCACCGGCAGTGTAACTACTGCTGGTAAAACAATTGCAGCATTGACTGTCAATAGTACAGCAATTACTACTTTAAATGATGCATTAACCACTGTTGTCACCGGTACTACTACTCTAACAAGTGGCACATTAAATCTTAATGATTTTACACTGACCACTGGTATATTCAACACAAACGGCATTATTGTTCGTTCAATTGCATTTGGTACAGGCAACATCGTATTAACACATACTACTGTTGCGGTTGTGGTGTTAGAAGTATCAGATGCTACTAACTTTAGTTACACTGGAACGGGCGGGTTTGTTACAGGAATGAACGTTACTCGCACATTACGATTTGGTTATATCGCAGGTGGTTCATCAACTAATGCACCTAATCTATCTATCACTAGTGGAGCAGAAGTTCCGACATTTACTAATGGATCATGGTTCAACACTTTAAATTTTACTGGTAGTACGTGTACCCCGGCAATGTCTGCGATTACTCTAGGTATATACGTCAGTACATTGACTCTAGCAACAGGCGGAACTTACACTGGACTAATTCCTGTATTCACTAGAACACAAACTTGGTCAAGTCAGTTCAGTAAACAACTAGGCGGCATTGGATTTAACTTAGGCAGCGGAACACTAACATTAGATGGCACACAGACATATACTGCAACATCAATATTTTTACTAGTTCTTGGTACTTTAGACTTAGGTAGCAGCGATCTAACTATAGGTACATTCAGTTCTACTAATACCAACACTCGTTCAATAAGTTTTGGTTCTAATAATATTATATTAGCGACTACTACCGCAGCCGCAGTAAACCTTAATATAGCGACTGCTACTAACTTCACTTATATCGGTACTGGTGGATTCGTGGCAGCAGCAGATATTACTAGAACGTTTACCTTTGGTACGACCGGAGGAACAACTAACAACTCACCTAACTTAACATTTACTACAGGCGTTGCTATTCAAACACTGACTAGTAGTAGTTGGTTTAATAAACTAGACTTTGGTACTACTGCGTTTAATCCAGGAACAACTACATTAAATCTTGATAGTTTAGCTCTTTCATCGGCCGCAGGCGTTTATACTACCATGACTATAAACATGGTTGGTACTGGAACTATCAAATCTAATGGAAATGCGACTTTAGCAATATTGAATATCAATTCAGTGTCGGGTACTACTACATTGGTAGATGCATTCTCATTGACCGCAGGCGGAACCACTACATTAACAACAGGTATATTAGATTTAGGTGGATTCACGTTAACAACTGGTGTATTCAGTTCAACTAATACAAATGAGCGTTCAATAATATTTGGTTCTACTAATATTGTATTGACTAATACTATTGCAGGTAATAGTGCTCTAGTAATGGCTATTGCTACTAACTTTACTTATACTGGCACAGGCGCCTTTACTAGCGCAATGACAACTTCTAGAAGATTTGACTTCGGTCGTTCTGGTGGAGCCACATTAACTAATGCACCCAATTTGTCAATCACTAGTGGTGCTAGTGAAGTTCTGATGTACACTGGAAGTTATTTCAAAACTGTTGACTATACCGGTAGTACAAGTACGGTAGCCGGTAGTAGCACCGGAGTAACTGGAAGTTTTAACACACAGTCGTTAATTTTAGGTGATGGCACCTACACTCTCATGACTATAAACATGGTTGGAATGAGTACTATTAATGGTAACAGTAAATCAATCGCGGCATTAACTATAAACCATGACAGTACTACAAGTTTAGTCGGAACGGTTACTGTGGTCGGCACTACTACATTTGGCGCCACTTTAGCTCCTACATTAGATTTGAATGGCTATGATTTGACAACCGGATCGTTTGCTTCGTCTTATAATACGGTACGTTCAATAATTTTTGGCACTAACTATATAGTAACTACTACCGC